GCCTTTGGCTTGACTGGGGGTCAAGAGGTCGCAGGTTCAAATCCTGTCAGCCCGATTAGGTTTACGACGAATCGAGCGTTTCAAATGTGTAACCGTGGTGCAACGTCGTGGGTTTCATCCAAAAAGCCTCGAAAGAGTTTCGACCGCGGAGGTTTGATGCGTCTCGAGGACATGACTGTAGATGTCCAGTGTGGTCGAGGTTTTCGCGTGTCCCAGTTGTTTCGAGACGACTGTGACCGGGATTCCCGCACCCAAGGACAAAGTTGCGTAGCTGTGGCGGGTGTGGTGGAAACCTCGCCGGACCAGTCCCAAGCGATCGAGGAGCGGGATCCAGAATCTTGTCCGGAAGTTGTTGCGGCTGATCAGGCCTCCCTGTGGGGCTGGCAGAACGAGCTTGGAGCTTGCCAGTCCCTCTTTCAGAAGAATCGCCTTGTGAGCGTTCAGGGCGGTGATCGTTTGAGGGGTGAGGCTGACCGTTCGGATCGATGCTTTGGTTTTTGGTCGTTTCAGGGTGACGCTGCCGGAAATGTCGGCCGCCTGCTGGTCGATGGTTGCTGTGGCCGCCTTCATGTCGATCTTCGACCATTCCAGACCGAAAATCTCTCCCTGCCGCAGACCGGCCTGAATTCCCAGGCAGACGGCAACGTGATGCCGATCGTCGATCGTGGCGGCGATGAGGTCCCGGGCTTCCTCCAGCGTGAACGGGTTGATGTCCTTCGCTTCGTGTTCCGGTTTTTCCAGAAACTCGAACGGGTCCGAGTCGATCAAGCGCAGGTTTCGCGCGTAGGTGAATGCGGCCCGCAGGACGGTAAAGGCATTTTGGCGGGCTCGGCTGCCAACCCCTTCCCGCGTCCAGTCCGCGACCAGCTGCTGAGCGTGCAACGGGGCGAATTCCTTCAAGCGGACGGGCCCCACCCGGGGGATGATGTGAGTGTCGGCCGCGAACTTGTAGCTGACGGCGGTGTTTTCGGATTTCTTCAGGGTGACATGATCGGTCAGCCATGCCTCGATCAGTCCTGCGACGGTCACACGATCCGGGGCCAGGACGGCGGAGCGGTCGAGGCATCCCGCGGCGACTCGCTCCTGCAGCTGCTTGAGGGTGGCCAGAATCTCTTTGTGGGACCAAGCGGATCCGGTGAGACTTCGCATTTTGCCGTTGACCATGGCGGCGACTCGGCAGCGGTAGCGGCCGGCGTATTTTCCGGTCGCTTCCTTCCAGATCGATCCTTCACCGTTGGCTTTCTTGCGGGCCTTGGCTTCACGTTTCATCGTTCTGTTCTCCGGACATTACAGCCTGGCGGATGTGGTTGGCTGAAATCACAACCTGTCGGCAAAAGTTGGCTTTGGGGATCTTCAGCCTGTTGATCTTTTTCAGGAACGCCGCTTCGTCCATCGGATCCAGATTCAGGATCTGCAGCCAGAGCGGCAATATCAATTGAACATCGTCCGAAGGAATGACTCCCACGAAAAAACCTGGGGGGAGTGGTAATTTTTGCGGATCTGGTGATTTTCCTTGACTCGATTTTGCGCTGTGCGTATTATCCACGCATCACCTCCGTGCCTGAGAAACCTGGGGTGTTGAACTGGATGATCAAGGGAGCCTGCGGCTGCAACCGCAGGCTTCCCGTTTTTTCGGGGCTCGCTAACGGGCTGAGATTCCCGCTGGCGATGTTTGCAGCGTCATTTCATTTGATCGCGCTCCTTTGGGGTGGCGGATTTCGATAGAGCGTGATCGGCTTCGTTGGTTCCCTGCAGAATCTGCCGGGGGACGCCTAAAGAGTTGAAGAGAACTTGCTGGATCGCCGAATGAAGCTCGGCTATTTGACCGTCTGCGGTTGCAGGCGAACGCGCAGGGAAATACTCTGCCTGTGGCGGCATGTTGGTTTGCTTTCGTTGGGAATCAGCATGTGTGATCGGTGGTTTCGACCACTGGTCCGGGGATGGTTGCACATCCCCCGCCTTTCTCTGAGATTCGGATGTTGATCAAATCCGTTCGGAAATGCAAGGTTTCCTTGGGCCTTTCTTGCCAACGGGATCTCAAGTTTATGAAACCCGAGTCCGATTGTCTGTTATGAGCATTACCAGAATGCAACATTTCAGACAGGTGATGGTAAGGTTTATATGCGTCAGAAGATCGTTGCTGCCACGGATGGCATTGGCCGGTTCAAATGTGTCAATGAATTGTCCAAATCTGCGTTGAACGCGGGGATTACGCGGCAATCTGTCGTGGGAATGCGGCTATGGGATTTTGTCGATGCCGCGGCCGCGTCTCCGATTCGGGAGAAGTTCGCCGCCTGTCTTCTCGATGGAACGGATCAGCATTACCGGCTGACGTCCAAGGTCCACAACACGACGGAACATTGGGAAACGCATCTGATGCGCTGCGAAGGGGCTGAAATGGTCGCTGTCAGCGTCGAAGTGTTTCCTGGGCTGGAATCAGAAATCACGACTGACGATCGCCGCGTATTGTGCTGCCTGGCGGAAGACATGCCGATCGAGGATATCGGCTGCGCGATGGGCATTTCGGGGAGCTGTATCGGCGTGCGATTGAAACGCCTGCGTGACAAGGTTGGCGTGAGGACCAATCACGGGTTACTGGGCTGGGCGATGCGTCACGGGATCATTTCGTGACGCGCCTGAGCATGAACTGATAATTCGTTCCTGGCTTCGTGAGAGTCATTTCCCAGCCGGGAACAGGCTTTGGCGGCTCTTCCTGCATGATCGTTGCATAGATCGCCTCCCGCAGCGGACGGCCGCCGATCACGGCATCGGCAATGGCAGTTGACAGATAATGAGCCAGCGCCCCGCAAGCCTCGTCTGAGGTAATTCCTGTGCAGATGACTCGTTTGATCGTCTGACCATCTTCCGCCAGGTCAAAGCGGATCAGGAACGGCAATCGTTCGCCGGTCAGCGATACGGCCATGCGATGGCGACTGTCGGGATTGAGCGGGCGTTTCTCATAGAACGCCAATCCTGCGGGCCAGGGTGCCAGAGCGTCCTCGATCCGGTCCATTTCCCCGGTACCTTGCTGTTGTTCAGCCTGTTTTGCGGGCTGTTTCTCTCCGATCTGAGCCTGCAGACGGGGTTTTTCCGTGGCTTTTGAGGCTGGTTTGGAGCATCCAGCGAGTGTCAAAAGCACCAGAAAACCGGCAATTTCTCGGGGATTTCGCATGATTTGAGGCTGTTCTGAAGGGATCTCGGCGTCGGAAACGAGATGATTTCGACGTTTTTTCGAACTGCTGTCAAGACTCTTTTGCGGACAACCGCGACCAATAACGGACGAATAGACGCTTCATCGAGACGGCTGCGGACAAATCCGGACAAACGAGCGAGACACCAAAAAACCCTCATTACAATCCCGCACCATCACGGCTGGCAGTTGCTGGCAACGAGATTGAAATGAAGGGTTGAGAATGTTGTCTATCGCCAATCAAACCCCCGAAGCCGACGAATACCAATTCGGTGTCGATGGGGTTTGGACTGCTGAGCAGACTCGGGAATTCTTGGGAGTCACAACGCGGTCGCTGTTCGGTTACGTCGCCGCGGGAAACATTGAGGCTCGCCGGCTGCCGTCGACGAACGGTGACGCTGACAGCCGATTTCAGCAACGGCGGTTCTGCGTGCGAAGTGTCCGGAACTTTGCCCGGTCGCTCGAAGTCGTCAACGATCGGCATCAATACGATTACGAGTTTGGTGTCGATGGGCTGTGGGACCATCATCAGGTTTGTCAGCAGCTGAATGTCAGCAAGTCTTATCTCGATCGACTGATTGCCAGCGGGGCAAATATCCGCTTCGGTCGGATTGCCGATGGTCGTGTTCGCCGGTTCTGCGTGCGAAGCGTGAAACAGTATCTGGCAGGGCTGCCGGAATAGGAACGGGCGGGATGCCTGGTGGCCAGGGATGGCCGTTCTTTTGAAGCAACGTCTCATTTTCTGCGTGAAAGGTACGCGCCGATGTCTGAACCCAATTTGCAAACGACGGGCGGTGTTGAACTGTTGCCGACTCGGCAGGTCTGGGTCGCTCGTGATGTTGATGGCTGGCTGGGAGCGTTTCCCTCGCATCCAGTTTGGAATGGCAATCAGTTTGAGCCTTGCCAGCCGGGGGCGTTTCCTGCGTCTCTGCCCGATGAGTGGTTTCCGGACATTGAGCCCGGATTCTGCCAGGCGTTTGTGAGGTTTGAGAAGCCGGTTGATTGTCGGGGGTAAAAGTTCTTGGTTCTTGGTTCTTAGTTTCTGGTTATGGAAGGGATGCCATGCTGGTTTTATCGCGTGAAATTGGTGAGCGGGTGCGGGTTGGTCGTGACGTCATTGTGACGCTGGTAGCAATTCGCGGGAACAAGGTTCGGCTGGGCTTTGATGCTCCGTCGTCTGTGCAGATCGATCGGGAAGAGGTCTATCTGAAACTGGCACAGGCTCATTCGTCTGCGGCGAATCCTGAGAAAAACACGGAAGACATCGGATCGGCGTGTTTGTCGAAGCGGAGCGATGCGGAATGAGTGAAACGATCCCGGTCACTGTCACGGATTCGATGCGGAAGTTCCTGATGAATTTCGCCGGGGGTGGCCAGGTCGTGGATATGGTCTGGCTGGCTGAAATGAAGAAGAAAAAGACCACGGATCGTGAGATTTTCAAGGCCATGCGTGCCACGGAAATGATGCACGCGATCGGCAAATACGAAAGTGCGTTTCGCCTGGGATTCATCCGCAAGGCTCACGCGATCGACCAGAAGCATCAAGGGCTGTTGCTTTCGGATTTTGCCGAGTTGACCGCGGCTGGATGGCGAGCCCTGGGACTGGAGAATTTGACGGTCGGGCCTGCGACACAGGCGGAATACGAGGAGCAGCGTAGAGCGGTTCTACGCCAGACGAAACTGATGTTTGGGGATGAATAATGTTGACTCCGAAACTGGCAGAACAACTGCCGAAGTTCGATGCCCGCGGCATCCTGTTCATGGATGACGGTAACACGGAACGACGCCTGAACGGGCTGATTAACGATGCGATGGACAATATCAGCCGGTATCCGTTCACTGGTAACGGCAAGGTCGAAAAGCGGAAGATCACGGTGGAAATCGAGATTGTTCCGGAGCTGAAGGAAATCAGCGTTCCGATCGAAACGAACGGCGGGCGTGTGAATCACGTCAAGTCGCATGAGCTGGCGGGGGCCATTGTGCAGGTGAAGCTGGCAGCAGGTATGCCGGTGGCAAAGTCGAACGTCGTTCGGCTGGCGTGTCAGCTGAAGAATCAAAAGATCGTCGCCGCTCACTTCAACCCTCACAACAACGACGCGCCAGAGCAGCTTGAGCTGGATCTGGACGATGAGGACGACGACGAAAAGTAATCGCTCCGGGGTGTTCCTGGTCCTTGGTGCTTAGTTCTTGGTTCATAAGAAAGGTTTTGCCGTGAATTCTTTTTTGACGTTGGATGTGCTGAATCGGCTTCTTGAGACGGGTGTGGAAGCCGCAAAGATTGACGTGAGTGGTCGCGTTCATGTTAAGGATCTGGCATCTTTTGGAGTCACCGACAGGGTGTTGGTCATTGACAAAAATGGCGACGCGCTTCCGATGATGAAGTCGCAGCCTCGGCGATCAAATACGTTGCTCAGTTGTGCGGACGTCGTTCAGTATGCAAAGCATTGCCTGGAAGCGCTGGGCCAGTGTCCGATCATCTGGATCTCGCCGGAAGCAATTGTCGTTCAGGATGATTCCGATCGATTGAAGGGGGATTTCGGTAAATACGTTCTGGCGAAAACGGATCTGTGGGACTTCATCGCCGGGATCGGATCACGCAACAGCGGGAAGTATTCGCAGGCGGATCTTCGAAAAATGCTCCGCGTGGATCTGTTGCGTGCGTTTTCGAATGAGCAGGAACGCCTGGATTTGCTGCAGGATCTGCGAAGCCTGAAAACGTCTGTATCGCAGGGGATTACTGCCGGCAAGGGGACGCATGAAGTCGGCGTGTTCAACGATAAGGCTCAGGAAATCTCCTGGCCCGACAGTCTGCATCTGGCGACGACCGTGTTCGAGGATCCGTCGTTCAACGGAAACACCTGGCCGGTCGAAGTCGCGTTTGATGTTCGTCCAGAAGAGGGGGCGGCACACCCGTTCCAGATGTCTGCGATCCCTGCGGATCTGAAAAAGGCGGAGCAGGAGGCGTTGAACTTTGCCTCGGAGCTGATCCGCAAATCGGCGGGAGATATCCCGGTGTTCCTGGGCTCGCCGTCTCGCCGTGGCGACTGATGCGTGAAACCGTCCGGATCCGGGCCAGCAGTCGCGGAAAGCGATTCCGGATTTGACCACTACGCGGGGATGTGACGGCATCCGCGGCAAATGCCATCGCGTAGGTCTGATTGGACACGGATTTCACTGAGGACACGGATCTTGACCACCTGGATCAAATGGACAAAGGGGCTGGTGAGGCGGCGTGAGGTTGCTGTGATCGCTGCGTCGATCGGGCGTGATCCTCATGAAGTTGCCGGGCGGCTGATGTGCCTTTGGGAATGGCTGGACGACAACACGAACGAGAGCAATGTCGATGTCCTGGATGTGTCCGTTTTGCTTCCGGACAACTCACGGACAATCCTGGACAACATTGTCGGAGCCGACGGGATGATTGAGGCCATGGCATCACAGGCTGTCGGATGGATCCGGTTTGAGGATGGCGGGCGAGTCGTCTTTCCGCGGTTTGCTCGACATAACGGAACTACTGCTAAGACAAGGCTTTTAGACTCAGAACGAAAGAGAATCAGCCGGTCCGGTCAAAAAGAATGTCCAGAAAATGTCCGAGATATGTCCGGATTGAAACCGGACAAAAGTGTGACCAGAGTAGAGAAGAGTAGAGTAGATAAGAGAAGAGAAGATTCTTCTTCTTCAGCGTCTTCTCAAAATTCTAAAACTACCACCACCGCCAAGTGCGCGCAGGATCCGGTTCGTTCTGCCACGGGTGAGCCTGTGACCTGGGCGGAGGTGGCGGAGGGGATGAAAAAGTTAAAAGTCGCCAGGATTCAGGATTCGATCGCTGCCGCACAGTCGAACGACTTCGCCCCGCCAGTTGTCCTGTCTTTGATTGAGCATTTGCAGGCCCTGCCAGCGGGGTTGGCGGAGTCTCCTGCGGGGGCTTTGGTTGATCGGCTGCGAACGGACGGGGCCGCGGAATGGCTGGTTGACGAAAACTGGCCATGGTCTGCCGGGAAGTCGGAAACGAACGCTGCCGCGCCGGAACCGTATCCGATCGGGAAGTCGAGTCTGCCGACTGCGGACGAAGAGCGGGCCAGGAATCAGGCTTCGCTGCGGGAACTGGATCGGTTGATTCAGCAGCACGGCGACACCCTGACCGCGATGTCGACCGAAGACCTCGAAGAAATGATTTTGCGATCGAGCCTTGGGACAGAGAAGTCTCGGGAAATGATTCTGGGCCTGGTGCGATCGAAGGGGCGGGACAGCCCGATTGTGCATCGGAACCTGCTGGAAATGTTGGATGTTGCGGGAAAAAGCTGAGCCATCCATCCGGCGCGGCTTGCTCTGGGTGTTCCAGAGTCGACAAGGCACTCAACGGTAGTCGTCGAATTTTAATGAAAAAATGAAAACGACATCTGTTGTTACAGATTTTCCAAGAATCGCCCGCCGCGTCGGATGGGATGTTGTTGAATCCAAAAAGAGGTTGAGATGAGAGCTTATCCACCAGCGGAGCTTGAATCGTTTCGGCGGGACCATCCGCAACGCGGATCATCGCCATTCGGTGAAATGTTCGGATGGTTCGTGATCCCGGTTCTGGATGGTGAATTGCGAATCCTGAGCGGCGGGTTTGGCGATGCGTGGGAACACGTTTCGGTATCGCATCCATTCAGGTGTCCGACATGGGGTGAAATGTGTCGCGTCAAAGACCTGTTCTGGAGCGGCGGTGAAACCGTCCTGCAGTTTCACCCGATGCAAAGCGAGTATGTCAACACTTGCGAAAACTGTCTGCATCTGTGGAAGCAGGCCAAGTTCAATCATCCGCTTCCGCCTCGCGATCTGATCTGAAACTGTTCCCTTCGTGTCTGTTCGTGTCCTTCGTGGTGAACATCATGCCGAAACCAATCCGCCTCAAATCAAAGTCTGCCGCAGCTGTCCTGCGAATCCTGCAGGGCAAGGAACGGCAGAAGCGGGCTGCAAAGCGTAAGGCTGCGGAAAAGCCGTTGGTCTGGCCAGGTGTCGGCGTCGAGATTCTTGCGCAGGCCGACGGGCTGCTGGATTTGGTGCTGCCGGTGCGGTTGTCGAATGACAACGACGGGCAACGTCGCCATTGGTCGAAGTCTGCCAGACGTCGGAAAGAGCTGGGCCGGCAGGTGCGGGCCTGGTTCCCTCATGTCCAGCCGTTTCCGTTCCCGGTCCGTGTGACCGTGACGCGAGTTCTCGGCAAGGGTGAGCGGTTGTGGGATCACGATTCGGTCGGCCGCGGGAATGCGAAGCAGCTGATTGACTCATTCAAGGCGTGCGGGCTGATCGTGAACGACGATCCGCGTTGGATCGCCGCAGTTGCCTACGCACAGGATGCGACCGATCGGCGGGAGTATTCGCGAACTCGGATCAAATTTGAAAGAGCGTGAAAGCGATGTCAGAGCAAATCAAAAAACAGTTGCCGGCGTGTCCTGTCTGCAAGACGGCGGCACAGGTGAAGCGGTCGGGTGACAACTTCGTCTGCAGGCGGTGTCGCGGGATGTTTGACGGGGATCCGGATGAGGGGGGAACTCATTCGGATGATCCGACTCGGCGGATTGAGTGTGAGGAAGCTCGAGCGAACCGGCGGCCGGTTCCGCGGTTTCCTCGGCGGCGAAGATTTTGAAACACAGAGGCACAGAGAGACACAGAGGTCATCATGGGTCAAGTGAGTGCGATTGAATGGACGGATGCGACGTGGAATCCATGGCAGGGGTGTACGAAGGTCTCGCCTGCGTGTCAGAACTGCTATATGTTTCGCGAAATGGAGCGGTTTGGCAAAGATCCGTCTGTGGTCGCTCCATCTTCGGATATGACGTTGAAGCTGCCGCTGGCGAAGGGCAGGGATAAGCAATTCAAGCTGGCTCCTGGAACCAAGGTCTTTACCTGTTCCTGGTCGGACTGGTTTCATGCCGATGCGGACGCCTGGCGTGAGCAGGCCTGGGGGATCATTCGCAAGCGTCCGGATCTGATCTTTCAGATCGTTACGAAGCGGACAAGCCGGATCCAGCAGTGTCTGCCGTCAGACTGGGGCGATGGCTACAAAAACGTCTGGCTGATTGCGACTGCGGAAAATCAGGAATGGCTGGACAAGCGGGCTGCGGATCTGCTGCAAGTTCCCGCTGTTGTCCGCGGGTTGTCGATCGAGCCAATGCTGGGGCCGATGGATCTGCGGCCGTTCATTCCAACGATCGATTGGATCATCGTCGGCGGTGAATCTGGCAATTACGCTCGGCCCGTGCATCCGGATTGGGTGCGATCGATCCGCGACCAGTGCCAGGCTGCGGGCGTGGCGTTCTTTTTCAAGCAATGGGGCGAGTGGATCGGGTGGGATGATGCGAGTTATCACGACAGAGCAAAGCATGGCGAACACTGGATTTGCAGTGATGGGTCATTGCTGCCTCATAGTCCGACTTCTGAGTTGGCCAGCAGGTTTGGTGCAACACGGGTCATTCGTCCCGGTAAAAAGTTGACGGGCCGCATCATCGACGGCCGCACTTGGGATCAGTTTCCGACTGCTGGTTGCTGATTTGACCACGAAGATCACGAAGAAACACGAAGTTAGGGGGTGAGCATGGGAAAGAGTTTGATTTATCTGGCAACGCCTTACAGTCATCCGGACAAAGCAGTCCGGCTGGCACGGTTTGAGGCTGTGAACAAGTTTGCGGCAAAGTTGATGGCGGAAGGGCGGCACGTTTATTCGCCGATCAGCCACACTCATCCGATCGCCGAAGCGGGTGGGCTGCCGTTGGGGTGGGAATACTGGGACATCTACGATCGGACGATGATGTCCGCCTGTTCTGGGATGATCGTGTTTTGTCAGCCAGGTTGGAGCGAATCGAAGGGCGTGAATGCCGAAATCGAAATCGCAACGGAAATGAACCTGGATATCGAGTTCGTGTGGCCAGAATCCTCAGTCGATCTGACGCCATTGCTGGAGCAACACGGTTCCTACGACTTCGGATCCGGGTTCTCGGTGACGAAACTTGCGAGCGGCTGGAATCTGTATTTCCGCGGGAAGCATGTTGACTGCTGGCGAACGGAGTTTTCCGGACAGACGGAAGACTTGAATTCGTTCTCAACTCTGGCGGCAGCATACGCGGCATTTCAACAACAACTGAAACAACCATGGTATCGGAGCCTGGCACGATGAAAGCGATCACATTACGCCATCCGTGGCCGTTTGCGGTTTGTTACTGGGGCAAGCGGATTGAAAACCGGGTCTGGCAGCCTCGGACTGAATTGAAGCCGGGGGATCGGTTTGCGATCCATGGTGGGAGGCCTCCAACGACTGCCGGCAATCGGCAGTATCTGGATGCGACGGTCAACGCGCTGCTTCAGCAATTCGGCATTCCGCGTGGGTTCGAGCGGTTCAATGCGGTGGCATTTCTCAAGGCATCCGTGAAGCCTGGGATTGTCGCAACGGCCATTCTCGATCGAGTCGTTACGAAGTCCGACGATCCGTGGTTCTGCGGCCCGTTCGGATGGGTGATGCGGGATGTGATCGTTCTGGATGCGCCGATCACCATCAGCGGGGCTCAAGGTCTTTGGACCGTTCCGCCGTCTGTGGTCGCGGAACTGCAGCAGCTGGGAGCAGTGTAACTATGCCGGCCGAAAGCTCACGCAAAGACGCAAAGACGCAAAGTAATGAACCGGCGCTCTTCTGTCCAATGTGCGGTTTGAGGATGGCGGCGAAGGATAAGGTGCGGAAAGGGGATCAGATTCATCATCGGTATGATTGTGAGAATGAGTCTTGTCCTGCCCGGCAGGATGGCTATATTGTCTCCGCGGATACTGTTGAGGTCTTACTAAGGTATCGCCGCAGGCCGATTAACTCGATCTGTAGAACGAAGCGTAATAAAGTTCCAGCACTCGGCCAAATGACGCTTGCAAGTCTCGATTGAAACGCAAGAATTTGAGACAGCTATCGCGGGGTAGTTCAGTGGTCGAACGCCAGATTCATAATCTGGAGGACGTCGGTTCGAATCCGGCCCCCGCCATTTGAATGTGCAAGCTGTTCGAGGTAGGGGACGTCGGTTGTTTTTTCGGCCGACGTCCCCGTGAAAATCCTTTTGGGCCGACGATCCCTGTTCGCGGGGGAAGGTCACTACGACGGGAGCGACGGGCTCCAGCGGCATGTCGGTGCCGTGCGGTTGATCAGGCGGGGTCTGCATCGGGCAGGCCCCGCCAGAAAATGCTGTTCAACACGGAGACACAGAGAATCACAGAGGTTAAGGCTGTGAATTTCTTTTCTCTGTGATGCTCTGTGCCTCGGTGTTTGTTTCGGATTCTTTTCTAAGGGTGCTGTATGCAGTTTCTTTCCATTCTGGCGGGGTGGCGGACGTACCTGGCGAATGCCGGTAGCTTGCTGATGGGTCTGTCGCAGATCATGGTCGCAATTGCGACGGCCACGGGCGGGCTGACCCTGGAGAATGGTGTCGCGGTCAGCGTTGTGCTGCTCGGGCTGTCGCAGGTGTTTCGTGCTGCGGCTGGGATCTTCCAGCGGATGGCGACTCAAACGGTTCAGCAGAATCTGGCCGAAATGTGGGACGATATTTCGCAGGTGCGGCAGCTGATCGACATGATGATTAAGCCTGCCGGCCCGGTGAATCCCTCGCCGCCGGTTCCGTTTCCGGATGATCCTGGGCGTCCTGTCTCTTCCGGGCTGATTCTGTTCGCGTTGCTGCTGATGGGTGGTTCAGCAATGGCTGTCCAGCCGAAGGCGATCGTGAATGGTCCCAAGGTTGCCGAAGCCGGGGAAGAATTGATCTTCGACGCCTCGATGTCTGAGGGTGAGCCGGATCTGTTTGAGTGGCGGGTGTATCCGGCATTAGCTGGCAAAAAGCAGTTGACGGTGCTGGATGGTGGCAAGCGGGTTCGGTTGTCGTCGTATCCGGGGACATACCTGATCCGTCTGATGGTCGCAAACCGTGAAGGGATCAGTGATCACGATCATCAGGTATATATCCCTGGTCCGGTCCCGTGTCCTCCTGCTCCGACTCCTGGGCCTGTTGTTCCGGTGCCGGTGCCTGGTCCGACACCGACACCGCCAAACCCTGCGCCTGTTCCTGTTCCGGTCCCTGTTCCGGTGCCACCCGTCCCGCCGATGCCGGATGTGTTGCCCGCGGGGGAGTTCGATGGTCTGCCCGCAGCGGTCAAGGCGTTGGCTCTGGCAGTGAACTCGGCCAGTCGAACGGCGGAAGCGGCGAAGCTGGCGGATGCCCTGGAAGCGGTCGCGGCACAGATTGCGGCGAAGTCGTTGACGACTCCTGACGCGATCGTGAAAGCGATCGGTGCGGCTTTCAATCAGGCAGTGACGCCAGCATGGGACACCGATTTTCGCGTAAAGGCTGTTGCCAGGATGAAGGATCTCTATTTGGCAGGAAAGCTGCCGAATGGCGATCGGTGGGCGGCGATGCTGCGCGAAGTTGTTGCTGGTCTGCGGGCGGTGAAATAGGTTTCTGGCGTTCCTGGTTCTTGGTCTCTGGTTCTTGGTTCTGGGGTACGGCATGAATTTTGTTCCACGATGGACGCGGGGTCAGTGGTGCGGCGCGTTGCTGATGTTTGTCGGCTGCGTCGGTGCGGGGTTGTTCGGGTCGAGTCTGATTCCGGCTTCGCACGCGATCCCGTCTGTTCCGTTGTCTCAGCTGGGCCTGGCGGTCGATCATGCGGAAAAGTCGCAGGTTGTGGCTGCGTCTCTGCCGCCGTTTTTGCTGGTCGGTGATGCGGCTGGTGAAGACAACTCGAAAAAGAATATCCGCCTTTGGGACGCTGTTTTGCAGGTCCGGGGCGAGCATCTTCCCAATGTGCCTCAGCAGATCGGAGATTGCGTTTCGTGGGGTGCCTGTAATGCGGTGAACTATCTGCAGGCCGTGCAGATTGTGCGGGGGCCGCCTGCGGAGTTTCATCCTGCCTTCCCGCCGTTTACTTACGGAACGTCGCGGGTCGATGTCGGCCGCAAGCATGGTTCCCGGTTTTCCGGGGATGGAAGTGTCGGGGCTTATGCGGCTGAGGCCTTGCGTGATTTTGGCGTCCTGCGTGCAGATCATGAAAAATGCCCGCCCTACAGCGGATCGGTCGCGCGGCAGTGGGGGGCGAGTGGTCCGCCAGCCTGGGCGAAGGAAATTGCCAAGTCGAATCTGGTGCAATCCGTCGCGCCAGTGAACTCAGCGGAAGAGGCCAGGGACGCGATTGCGGGGGCTCATTGTCCCGTCACGATCGCAAGCGGCTGGTGGGGGACCAACGATATTCCCGTAGTGCATGGTCGCCGGGTCGCTCGCCGGACAACAGCGTGGGCTCACCAGCAGTGCCTGATTGCCTACGACGGATCCGGGCCTGAGCCATTGTTCTATTGCCTGAATTCCTGGGGGCCGAATGCACATCCCGCGCCGATGCAGGGTGAGCCACCTGGGGGCTACTGGATTCGCTGGGCGGATGTTGACCGGATCTGCAAAGAGGGGGATTCGTGGGCGCTGAGTGCGTTTGATGGATTCCCGGCAGCGGGTCCGGATTGGGATGAGTTACTTCGTCGGCCGGCAACGTCGCCGGTGACGTCAATGGATGTTCCGAAAGGGGGAGGCAGGGAAATGCGTGAGTGCATGGGTTCGCCAGGGTTTTTAATGGTCTTATGTCTGGCGGTGTCGCTGGGGGGCTTGCTGCTTTTTGCAATAGCGCTCCGGGCGGAGCGAAAGCGGATGGGCCAAGCGGTAACAATGCTGCTCATCGGTCTCTGCGCAACAAGCTCATACGGCTGGGCTCAAGACTTCGAAGCGGCCGCCAGTCGGAGCGGTCCCCCGCAAAGTCCTGCGGCTGTTGCTGTCGCAAACAATGCGACTGTGACGACACCCGCTGATCCGATGGACTGGACGGCAGCGACAACCAGACCTGTGATCGATCTGCTCAATGCAGGCTGCCAGGACATTGCGTCCGATCATCCGCAGGCACTGGTTTTTCTGATGGAGCGGGGTTGCAGCGACTGTGAGCGGCTTGATGCGTATATCAAGCGTGAGCTGGTGCCGAAAGGCTGGATTGAATCCGATCGGCCCGATGCAGATTTCCGCATGGTCGACATCCGTAAAAACCCGGAAATCGCGCGGCTGTACGGTGTTGAGGTTGTGCCGACGATCGTCTACCTGAACCGATTCGGCCGCATCGTGGATCGGCGTGTCGGGTACACGGTGGGTCAGTCGTTGACGAGTCCGCTGCTTAGTTGCCGATGAGGCCATTCAACTTTTAATCTCTTGAAAAAGGAACGCCGCGATGGGTAAGCGACAACCCAAAGCGGCTTCTGGTAAGTCTGCCGATCAACGTGATCCTTATGCAGCGCCGCCAGATGCCGATCTGTATTACATTCCTGATTCTCTGAAGCCGTTTGCCGTCCGGATCGATTCTCTCAAACTGGATCCGGCGAACGTGAAAGATCACGGCGAGGCGGATCTGCCGACTCACCAGAAATCCCTGCGTGATTTCGGGATTCGCCGCCTAATCGTTGTCCGGGCCGATAACCGGCAGGTTGAGGCTGGCAACGGAACCTGCCAGGCGGCCTTGCGGAACGGTTGGGAATACGTCCCCGTCCTGTTCTGTCACGATGATGCCGGGCGAGCGGCCGCGTTTGCCCTGGCGGACAATGCCGTCTCGACGCTATCCGGCTGGAATCCGGAACGTCTGCGGGAGTTGACCAGCGAAGCCCTGGCATACGTCGGGGATCTGGATGTCGATGCCCTGGTTCAGAGTGTTCTAGCCGATCTGGGGGAAGATGAACCGCAGGAAGAGGCCAGTGAGGATGAATCCGCGCCGGCTGCCGCGGTGCCTGTCGATCCGGATTCTGTGCTTGTCAGCCGGTCCATCATCGTGAGTGGTCTGACGGAAAAGCGTCAACGCGAACTGATTGCTGAGCTGCAAGGCCGCGGGTTCGAGTGTGAGATTCGCGATCGATTGATGAAGTGAAACCGTTGGGGGTGTCATGTACGAAAACGAACGCCGCAGGCCATGGACGGTTGATTTACAGGGGATTCCTGAGCAGACCGAATTGCGGGGGGTGCTGAAGTCGGCGCTGACGCCACCCGCATCGTTCGGGCCTGCGACAATGGTTGAGGTCTATATCTGTGAGCCCGATCCGGATGGTACGGAAAGCGCGGACGGGTTTCTGCCGCTGCGGATTACGTCTGAGTCAATCAAGGTTGCTGTCTATGATCCGAGTCTGGCGACCGTGGCGGAACCGAGTGCTGAGCAGCTGGATCCGGAAGATCCGGCGTTCAATCCGACGTATTGCCGCGTGAAGCTGATGAGCGGGGTTTGGGAGTTGTCCTGGGTTGGGTGTTGAAAAGCGTTCTTGGTTCCTGGTGCTTTGTTCGTGGGTGGAAGGCAGTTGGATAATGAAAGACGCGAAGCAATGCCGTTGCAACAAATCAGCCAACGGGTCTGAATGGTCGATTTGCTCTGTTTGCGAAGGTCGCATTCATTTGAGTGGATGCACATCCCGCCGCAATAGCAACAGGGATTGTTGCCCAGAGCGGCATTTAATCTTACGGGCCGCTGGGCAGTTGGTAGGGCTGATTGACGCGTCTCAGCCGATGACAGTCGACACAGCGGCATTGACGTAATTGGAATGCGATTTGAACCACAGAGGCACAGAGGACACAGAGAAGGGAATTGACGAATGTCTGCGGAATTGCCCGTCGAGATGTGTTTCTCTTCGTGCCTTCGTGTCCTTCGTGGTGAAAACTGACGATGCAGTTAAAGGGGCAAACGGCCGTCGGGACTCATTACGGGGTTACTGAGAGAGCGGTACGGCTGTGGATGAAAGATCCGCTGTTTCCTCAGCCGGTAGGAGATGTCTACGACACGGACAAGATTGATGCCTGGCGGGCGACTCGTCCCAAGGAAAAAGACTCTGAGTTGAGCCAGGCGAATGCTGCTTTGAGTCTGCAGCTGAAGCAATATAAGGTCGCCAGGGAGAAGGAAGCGGCGTTAAAGGCTCAACGGGAGCGTGAGGTTTACGAGGGGACGCTGCTACCTCGCAAGGTCTGGGAATCGTTTGTGGCGGGGTTGTTGGCGAACCTGGCCGACTGGTGCGATCAGTTCCCGGAACTTATTGAAAATCAAATGCCGAGACAGCATCGGCGTAAGGTGCGGGAGTGGGCTGAACAGCAGTTGAACCGGATGCGCGATCAGATGGCTGAGGATCTGAAGCGGACGCCGGAAGATGATAGTTGAGTTCTTGGTTGAAAGCAAAGTGATGGGTTTGCTGATGGCATTGTTTTTCGGGATCTCTCCGTCGGTCTGCGATGTCGTGAAACATCGGCCTTTCGTTTCGACGGCCGAATGGGCTCCGCAGAATATCTATCTGCCGAAGGGGTCCGAAATCAAAGGGATGTTCCGGCTGGATCTGTTTCCGCACGCTCGCGAACCGCTGGACTGCTTCGATGATCCCTACATCCGCAAGATCATCCTGCAATGGGCGGCCCGGTTGGGGAAGACCTCGATCGCGCAGGTCTGCCTGGCGAAACAGGCGGCAACTCGACCGGCTCCCATGGCGTTTGCTGATGCCGATCAGAAATCGGTTCAGCGTGTGCTGAAACGACTGTGGGCGATCCTGGCTAAAGTCCCTTCGCTGCGGGGCAAGCTGCCTCCCAAGCATCTTCGGTCGGCGGACATGATTGAGTTGCTGGATTGCCTGATCCATGGGGCCTGGTCTGGATCCGCAGCGACGGCAGCCGACTTCGGGGCTTTGGTCGTCGTGCTGAACGAAATTGACAAGATGTCCCGCAAGAAATCGAACGAAGCGGATTTCGCTCAGCAGATGCAGGACCGGGCCTTGGGTTTTGCGCGTCATAAGATTCTGGCCATGTCGACTCCCAGCCGGAAAGGGAATTCGCGTATCGAGACCTTGCGTCTCGAGGGGGATAACCGGCGTCGGGAAGTTCCCTGCCCGTTCTGTAACGGGTGGCAGGTGTTGAATGAGGGGAACGGTCGGGATCCGGGCGGGCTGCGATGGAAAAAGGGGAAAGACGGTCACAGCGATCCGGCGATTGCTCTGGAAACAGCCTGGTACGAATGCCGCTACTGCCTGAAAGCGATCCGGGATGAGCATCGGTATGTCATGCTGCAGGCCGGGGTCTGGGTCAAGGAAGGGCAGCAGATTTCCGGCAGTGGCCGGGTGACTGGTAAGGCGTTGCGTGAGGGGCCGATTGCCTCGTTTGGTCCGCTGAGTTCGCTCTATTCGCTGTTGCCGTCGATGACATGGGGGTTTCTGGCTTCTGAATCGGTCGCCAGCCGGAAGCGTGATCCGGATGGCAGGGTCGATCTGCGGGAAAAGCGACGGCGGTTTGTGAACTCGATCCTCGGGGAAACCTGGGACGATGCGCCTCCGGAAGTGGCTCAGCATGTTCTGGCAGAGCGGTTGTGCGTGCCTGGTCAGCAGCTGGGGATCTGTCCGGAATGGGTGCGGTTTTTGACGCGGGGGGTCGACTGCGGCGGTGTCAAGAATGATGCCGGCGGCCAGGTTTTGACGGAAATGTGGTATTGGGTCATGGGCTGGGGGCCGAATGGCCGTTGTTGCCTGATCGAGTATGGGATGAAGACTCCGGCAGAGCTGGCTCTGGATCTGCCGACGAAAGACGCGACGAATCCCGACGGGAAGATTTACAAACATGCGGACGGCGGGCTGCCCCTGCGGCCAGTGATCACATTGATTGATTCGGGCTCATTCACGGTCGAGGTTTATCAATACTGCCGCAAGTTCCGCGGAGTCTTCCCGGTCAAGGGATCTTCGACCAGCACATTTCCGCAGACTTTCTATCTGACGGGTCTGGATTCAGACACGGCTAAACAGGCGGCGTTGCGTGCGAATCTTGGCGGCCTGGTGCTGTTCATGGTCAACGGGGAACTGACTCAGCAGTGGATGGAATCGATCGTCCGCGGGGACAAGAAACCAACAGATGCGTATGGGCTGAGTCTGCCGGAATTGGTGGGTGAGGATATCGGGCTGCTGAATCAGCTGATGGCCGAGTATCCGGCTGAGGAGCGGACGGACAACGGTTATGACGTCCATAGCTGGAAAAAGCGGGGCAACAACGAATTCCGTGACGCGGCCCGCTATGCGTTCGTGGGGGCTCAGTTCAAGACGGATCACGGGAAGAAGTTTGCGAACCTGCCGCCACGTCTGACGCAAGCGGCGATCGATGCGCAGCGGGCGAAAGAGGCGGCAGTGCAGGAAGGGGTTACGAATGCGGCGGGGATGCCATGGTTGCCGCATCTGCGGTATTGAAACACAGAGGCACAGAGGACACAGAGGGGATTTTATGACGCGGCCTGATTCTCATCAGTCGGACTTGCCTGATCGGCGTTGTGAAACGTGCCGACATGCAAAGGTGTTGGCGGAAACCTTGGATACGCTTTGCTTCCATGGTGACACGATCAACGTCGTTGGAAAGTCGACTTATCCCGTCATCGGGTTTTATGTTGAATTGAACGGTCGAGAAATTGTGAACGACGATTCGTATGTGGAAATCTGGACCACTCGTCACGTTCAGAGCGGCGACGTTTGCGACGAATGGGAAGGGCATTGAATCTCTGGCTTCTCTGTGATCTCTGTGCCTCTGTGTTTCATGTTTTTGATTCGAAGGGATAAAACGCGATGGCGAAAAAGCGGGTTGTTGACGATCTGGATTCTGTGACAGAAATTGATGACGTTCCGGCGGAGTTCAGCGGGCCTGGTGCTGGGCCTGCTGTCGATCCTGTTCCTGGAAGTGCCGGGTTGACTCTGGCCGATGGGGCGGTGTTTTCTGCGGAGCAGATATCGCGGGCGTGTGTTGACATTCCCATTCTTTTAATTGACATTGACGATCCGGGTTATTTAAGTCGTCGGATTGATCTGACTCTATCGGGCGACGAGGGCCAATTCTGGCAGCGGGCTTTGATCTCTGCCAGGAAGTTGCATCTGACGTTTCACGGACGAAGGCCGGATGAGCATGTCGAATCTTCCGCAGATTTGCTGCGGTATCTGGTTCAGAAGATGATGGAAAGCGTTTACTCTGCCGATAGCAGTTCGTCCGAATGATCCGCTGAATCCGATAAGATTGCATCGCGTTTTTAATTGAAGCGACTGGCTGCCGTCCTAAGATGGCGGCCATGTCACTCAATTCTTCATCCACCCGCGACGATGCTATTGCCGAGATTAAGAATACTCTCGGCTGGCGAGATGATACGTCTGGCGCTTTGGCTCGCCGGTTCGTGATCGCGGTGAACTTCTACATCCTGGTGACACCAGCGAACTCGTTGACGTCGCAACGTGCGGATACTCGTTTTCAAACTCAGTTTGATCACAAGTTCCTCGTTGACGAAAAGAATCAGGCGGCTTCCTTTGCGGCTGAGTGTGTCGCTCGCAGTGCTACATCACTGGCTGAGCGTGCGGATGTGCCGCGACAGATTTCTCTCGAACGAATTCGGGAGGTGATCTGATGGGGGCTCGTACTGACCTGAGTCTGACCGGATTCCGGGCCGACTATGACATGATGAAAACGGGGCCGTTTCGTCCGATCCGGTCTGGTCTGGCTCCGATGGGTGCCGGGGCGGATTGGCATATTCGCAGCGATGCGCAGTATCTGCGGATGATTGAGCTTGCGCAGGATGTGATCCGCAACGACATGATTGTCGGCCAGGCGATGCGACGTCTGACCGATAACGTGCTGCAGGGTGGGTTTCCGGTCGATCCAAAGACCGGAAACGACGAAGCTGATCAGATCCTGAAAGATTCCTGGCAGGAATGGACCGGGGACAAAAAGCATTGTCATTACACCCAGACGATGAGCTGGTCGAAAATCGAGGAGCTGACGTTTATGTCGGCCCTGGGGTGTGGTGATCATTTCAACGTGCCTACGGAATCCGGGCGGCTGGATACGATCGAGAATCATCGGTGTCGGACTCCAATGTTGGGGGCTCGCCCTGCCACAAAAAAGAATGTTGTCCTCGGCGTGCTGAAGGATGACGAAGGGATTCCGCAGGAATTCTGGTTCACTCAGAAGGATGTCGGATTCAATCAGGTGTCGACGGTCGGGGCGATGGTTCGTCGTCCGGTCTGGCTGTCGAATGGTGAACCCGGTGTGTTTCATGCGATCGATCACAAGCGGTTTTCGCAGACGCGCGGTGTCACCTGCCTGGTGCCGATCTTTGATGCGGTCGGGATGAATGCCGATCTGCAGTTTTCCGCGTTGATCAAGCAAACGATTTCTGCCTGTTTTATCTGGGCGCGTGAGCTGGATTGGCAGGTTACCGGCGACGATCACGGGACCGCGGGTGAGGTTGAGGTACGTCAATCGTCGTCGGCCAGCCGGTTGCTGCAGCACATTTTTCCGGGTCAGGAAATCCCGCTCAAGCGGGGTGAGAAACTTGTGTCGCAGTCTCCGCAGGTTGGCGGGCATGACTTCATCAGTCATACGCATCTGGTCCTGCAGTTCATGTCTGTGAACCTGGATCTGCCGGTGTCGGTGATGCTGCTGGATCCGTCGGACACGAATTTCAGCGGGTGGCGTGGTGCGATCGATCAGGCCCGCATCAGCTGGCGACGTTGGCAGCAGTGGCTGATCGATGTTCTGCACTGTCCGACGTACCGATGGAAAGTGCTGGACTGGGCGTCTGAGAATTCTGTCCGCGGTCAGAAACTGCGGGCGGCATTGAAGGGTGGGGCAAACCTGCTGGCTCATGTCTGGCATCCGGCAGGCTGGCCGTACATTGAGCCATTGAAAGACGCTCAAGCGGACTTCCTGGAATGGACGGGCGGGCTGAATTCGCGGCGTCGTGTTCTGGCCAGGAAGCAGCTGGATGTCCGGGTGATCGACTCGGAAGAGGTTGGTGATCTGGAATTCCGGGCCGATCTGGCGCGGGCGGCTGCAACGCGGCTGAATGACAAGTATCCGGATCTGCCTCCGGTGGATTGGCAAATGTTCATGCCTGGTCTGCCGAAGGGCTTGACGATGGCGCTGTCGGCCGCACAGGAACCGCAGGCTCAGCCCAAGAAACTTGCTTCTGATGGGGGTGGTCAATGAGTGGTCTTCGTCCGGCCTTGATTCGTGATCCGATGCCTTGGGAATGGAATGAACTCGAGGCACGCATGGTGCGTCCGGAGTATTCGCGGGTGGGCGATTACTTCGATTTGTGGGCAATGCACGAACCGCAGTTTGCGGGTCTGTTCGATCTGGTGATGCGGATGGATCTGGCGGAACATGTCAAGGCTTCACAGGCGGCTCCGGTCGCGAAGTCTGACGATCAGGGTCTGGCGGTCAGTCGTGACGGGATCGCGGTGATCTCGCTGTCTGGTACGCTGATGAAACAAGCCAGCAGTTTTTCCTCGTCAACGTCGACCGTCGATGCTCGCCGCAAGGTCCGCGATGCCAAGAGTCGGGCGGATGTGCTGGGGGCTTTGTTTGTCATCGATTCGCCTGGCGGAACGGTGGCAGGCAATCAGGCATTGGCTGAGGACATTGCGGCACTGCAGGCCGAGAAGCCGACGGCGGCATTTATCGAGGATCTGGGGGCATCTGCCGCGTACTGGCTGGCATCGCAGACGGGGCATATTGCGACCAATGGAACGGGCCTGGTCGGTTCGATCGGGACGTTTATGGCTGTTCGTGACACCAGTAAGGCGGCTGAGGACATGAACGTCAAGGTTCATGTGATCCGGGCAGGTGCTTTGAAGGGTGCTGGCACGCCTGGCACTGAGATTACCGACGAAATGCTGGCTGCGTGGCAGCAGATGGTCAATCAGTTGAATGATCAGTTTGTCGGTGCTGTGGCCAAGGGCCGCAAGATGACTGTTGAGCAAGTCCTGGCGATTGCCGACGGTCGGGTTTTTGTGGGCCAGGAAGCGTTGAAAAACGGCCTCGTCGATGCGGTCTGGTCGATTGAGGATTCTGTCCGGCTGCTGACCGAGCGTATCGGATCAGGCCGCAAATCAGGCTCAAATTCAAGTAAAGGAGGTCGGCAGATGACGGCGGCGACGTATCAGGAATTGAAAGCAAATCTGGTGGGGGCTGATCCAGCCTTCATCACATCCCAGCTGGACGCCGGGGCAGAATTGCCAGCGGCAATGTCGGCATGGATGCAGGAGCAAAACAAGCGGATCCAGTCGGCCAAACAGGAAGCGGCCGATGCGGCAGCAGCTGCAGCGTTGAAGCCGGCGGCAGGTCCTGGGATCGGGGCTGGCACCGAAGACAACCCGGAAGCGGGTGGCGAGTCTGGCGATGTTGTCGCCGACTGGCACGCCTTGATGGAAGACTGTTTGGCGAAGACTGGCGGCGATCAGGACGCGGCGTTGCTGCGTGCGGCCGGAAAGAATCCCGCCCTGCACGCTCAATTCAAGGCGGCGACGAATCCCGAGTTTGCCGGGCAGATTTTGAAACACGCCAAGAAACTTGGCGTTGATGTCTGATCAGTTCAGTCGGTGATCACAGGTTTCTCAGGCTTTGTGTGCTGTTCGTTCAATGTGCGTTTTTCTCTGTTGAGGAGTTTTCATTATGGTGAGTGCTGCCTGCGTGATTGACGAAAGTCTCACGGCTCAGTCTGCGGCCGCAACAGCGCCGTATTTGCGGCTGTATCTGAATTCGTCGGGCCAATGGGCGATTGCCGGTGCGACGAAGGCCCATGAAGCGATTGCGGAAGCCAGGACGTATGCCGCGGACGAAGCGCTGTCCGGTCTGTGGCGTAATGAAGGTGCGATCGTTCGGATGATTGCTGCGGCGGCGATTGCTGTGGGTGATCCGATCTGGTCTGCGGCATCTGGAAAAGTGACCAACGTGTACGCCGAAGGGGCGGACTTCATCGGTATCTGTCATGTGGCTTCGTCTGCCGATGGTTCCATCGTTCAGGTGCGGCAGAAATCCCTCGTGCAGAAGACGGGGCAGCATACGACTGCCGCGGCCTCGGACACGATTGTCACGGGGCTGTCTACCGTGCTGGGGGCTATCGCCACCCTGGATTCTGCTCCGGTTGATGATCCGTTCCTGGTGATTGCCTCGATCGGTGATCAGGCCGGGACTCCTGCAGCGGGTTCGATCCTGATCAACACCTACAAAAACACGGGCGGGACCGATCCGACTCCTGCCGCGGCAACGACTTTCAGCAAGAAAGTCAATTGGCTTGCCTGGGGTTACTGATCGGGTTTCGGTGTCGAGTTGCTTTTGAATTTGTTCCGACGATTGGCCGTCGTCCGGTTTCCTTGAATCACAGTCCGCGATGGAGCCATTGTTTCGAAAGGTGTGAAAGATGGCTCAACCTACCAGCGCGATCACTCGTTGGGATCTCGCTCTGAATTACAGTCAGTTCAGCCTGGCATACAACCGCATGGGGTTCGTCGGCCTGGCGATTTTCCCGATCATCATGGTCGGCGAGCAGGCAGCGAACTTCCTGAAAGTGAAGATTTCTTCCTTGCTGGGTCCGGTCGAGGATTTGAAACGCGCGCCGAAAGCTGAATACAAGACGGCCGATTTCGAATTCGACACCGACAGTTACAAGACTGATGACCACGGTGCTGAGGAAGTCCTGGACGATCGGATGCTGAAGATTTACCGGAATCTGCTGCGTGCGGAAATCATTCATCGCAATCGAGCGGTGAACCGCGTGCTGCAGTCCTACGAATCGGAAGCGATCACGGCGGCTCAGAGTACGAGCAACTTCAACAATGCTGCCGCCTCGGTCCTGTGGTCGACCGCAGCGACGGCAACGCCGATTCAGGATTTTCAGGCGGCCATTGAAGCGGTCGAAGGTCGGGTTGGTCGCACTCCGGATCAGGCAACGATCGGCAAAAAGGCTTTGCGAAAGCTCAAGCTGTGTGCGCAGATCACGGATCGGATCAAGTATGACGGTTTCCACGACGCGACTTTGACCGATCCTACGGCTCTGCGAGCCCTGGCGGATCTGTTCGAGTTGAAAAAGCTGAATGTCGCGGGCGGGAACGGAGGCGGATTCAAGAACACGGCGGGCGAAGGGGATACCCCGACACTCACCCGATTCTGGGATGCCACCAAGACGCTCGTTCACTGCTCAGACGATGCTGGCGGTGACCTGGAAGCTCCATTGGCCCGCATCGGCAATACGCTGTGCTGGTCGGAAGAGTCAGCTGGCGTCAACGACGGTGAAATGGCTCTGATCGTCGAGGAATACCGCGACGACAAGACTCGCGGAAGTCGCCTGCGGGCTCGCGGTGACTGGACTCTGAAGCTGTTGCACACGGACGCGGGGCAGCTGATCACCAGTTGCATCTCCTGATTGAAATTGCTGGATCTCCATCGCGGAGAGAGGGGCAAAGGCGGCAGGTCGGCCCACCTGCCGCCCCTTCTTCCTGCCTAAAACCAAGAACGCTGTTATGTCGATCAACCAGGAAAATCTGTCTGTTTTGCTGTCGACGCGCGGCACGGAAGTGACGCGGATCGTGGCGAACGGAGACGAAACTTCCGGGCTGTCGGCATTGTTCATGGAAGACACGGATACCCGGCAATTCAATCGTGATACGGAACGAACGGAACGGACGGCCACGCTGCATCTGTACTCAAATGTGGCTTATGCCGAAACCGACACGTTCCGGGTCGACGGTGAGGTTTGGCAGCAATCGATCCGGTCATCCGTGGATGCGGGTGTTCGGACGATCAAGCTGCAACGCAAGGACGGCAGTAGAACGAGTCGGCCAAGTACGAGGGCCTGGTAATGGCGGTGCCACCAAAAGGGAATTGTGCCGGTCGGCGGACATCGCTGCGTAACACCGTGGCCGCATCGGCGACGTTGCGGAAGCTGCTGGGTGCGGCCAGTGAAGCGGAAGCCCTGCAGCATGTCTATGACGATTTTGCGGCGGATGAAGCCAGTGCGCCACCGGATACGTTTCCGCGAGTGATCCTGCTGGCGGAAGGGCGAACAAGGGTGGATGTGACGGGCGGACGTTCCGTCCGGTTTTCTCCGCAGGTGTTCATTCAGTTTGAGAAGTTCACAGATGCGGCCCTGGAAGAATGGTACGAAGCGGACGGGATCACCGGGCCGTTTGACGATCACGATCACAGGCAGCACCTGATCAACATATACGGTCTGATCGAGTCGGAATTTCTGGATCTGGACAGAACGGCGGGCTGCCTGGAGTTTCAAGCTCTGATGCCTATTGAGGCATCGGAAGTTGACGCAAAGTCTGAGAACGGGCAGCAGTTGTTTCAAATCGTGTTTCAGTTCGAAAGTGAGGGGTCTCCCTGATGGCTCAGCTTGTCGGCGGGACGATCACCACAAGACTCTTTCAGCAGCGGCAGCATGATCAGTTGATGAACATGCTCAACCGTAACCTGATGGAAACCTTGCGTGATCAGTTTCTGCCGTTCCACTTCATGACGGCGGCATTTACCCGGTATCCGGGTGTATTTGCTTCTCGATCGCAGAAGTGGCGACAGATCAAGCGGCGGGTTGTGCATCACGACCGTCCGAACGAATGGACGGGGGCATTAAAGGCGGAAGTTCTGTCGGGGAATCCCCGGCAGATCACAGCGACAAAAGACCGGGCGACGTTCCGGGCCAAGGCTCCTTTGGACAGCAAAATCCTGTCGGGGCCAAAGGCTGGGCAGACGATCCGGCGGCCGTTGACGGAGCAGCGGCGAAAAGAAATGGAATTCGTGTCACCAGAAGAGATTGAACTGCTGAAGCAGCGGCAGGCTGGGCAGTACGTTGCTGCGTTGTATCACCCGGAATGGAACGTGTTCGCGTTGCGAAAATACAGGTTTTAAGGAGTCATTAAAATGCCAGATGTTGTCTATAGCGCGATCCTGGGTGGTACGACTGTCAAACAGATCGCGTCGAGTTCGTTCAACGAAAACATTGCGATCCTGGCGGCCAGAACAAGCGGATCTGGTGTGATCGCCGATCAGTTCATTGACCAGATTTCTCCGATGGGAGAAATCACAACAACGGATATCGCTAACTTCCTGGCTGCGTTCGGTGTGTCGGGAAGCCAGATCACGGACGGGTCGACCGTCAAGATCCCCTATCAGAAGCGTGCTAACGGCAGCACGTTTGGCGGGGCTGGCACAAACATGATGATCAAAGGCAAAGCGGACAATCCGGTCCAGCTGGTGCCGCAATCGGTGACGGCTCCTCGCCAGGGTGCCGTGACTGCATCCGGCCAGGTTCACTTTCTGTCTTCTGACGGTCTGACGATGCCGCATGATGTGTTGACCGCGCAGGATCTGACGGCGGAAACCTTCAACTCGATGTATCGCCTAGGTCCGGTCTATATCAACGGGACGCAATTGCCGAAAGGGGTTGGGTTCACGGTCAACTTCGGGGTTGGTCTGTCGGAAAAACAGCACTTTGACGGGGCGACGTACCCGACTGAGGTCTACAAAGAGACGTTTGATCCCTATATCGAAATCACGGCGGAAGACTTCGATATCCTGGACACGATTTCGGGCGGTCTGGCGATCACCGATGTCCGGGCGTTCCTGCTGAAACGTGCCTCGGGTTCGACCATTGCGGCCTATGGGTCGGCAGTGCATACGAAATTCAGCTTTGCAACCGGCCTGGTGACACCGCAGCAGATTTCTGCCAGTGACACCAAGCACGGGCAGGCGGCGATCCGGTTCAGCGGTCGAACGCTGGTGGTTTCGACGTCCTCGGCGGTTGCTGGTGCCTGATGGTTTTTCTGTTACTGGTCACGAAGTTCGTTTCGTGACCAGTCTTTTCTCAAACTCATTCAAGGCGACAATTGAATGGCAAGTTTTCTATTGTTTTTCCCGAACTCCGCCGGCCGCAGTGTGCGGTCGCTGCTGGAATCGGCGGATATGCTGGACTTTTTGCCGGGTGCCGCGCAAGCGTCAGTGGTGCTGGATGGCGTTTCGGGGACTCTGATCGGCTGGGGAGACAGAATCGGGGTTGAGCCCGATCGTCAAACCTGGGGCGAAGACTGCGGCGGCTATCGCGTCGGATTTTGGGCGGATGCAAAAGTGACTCCGGAAGACCTGGCGAAGCCTGATCAGTTTTCCGGCTATCGGGCTGTGCTGGCCGACGGCAACGAATGGGTGATTCCTGCCGCGTCGATGCTGCCGACGTCTCTGGTTCGCGACAAATCAAAGCATTGGAAGCGGGTTCGGAAACCTCAATTCGATCAGTTCTGGCGTGAGTCGGAAGTCTGGTTTCGCCGCAATCTGAAATGCGGCCTGGATCTGCAGGAGATGCTGAAGGAATCCGGGTTGTCGGAGCAGGCGTTTCTGGATGCCTGGGTCAAGTTTGTCTGTTTCGTACTGCGGCAGAATTACCGGGTGACTGAGGATGTCGTGTCGTCCCTGCGGCTGCTGGATTCCCGGTCGCTCTACATGGTGACTCTGTATGCCGTCGACGGGATGGCGATCGAGGAACTTGAAGCGGATCAGGACGCGGAGAACATGACGGAAAAAAAAATCGCAGAGTCATCACCCCCCGGATGATGGTGACGCGATCGTGGAAGTCGGGTCTGTTACCGGACTATGCCCCAACGTGGTTTGATCTGTGGGTTTATCCTTTTGTGTGAGGTTTGATCATGGGGATGAGTGAAAAGCAGTTGCAGGAAATGCGTTCGAAGATTGAGACGCATTTGAAGTCTGGCGGGTCAGCGGATGCCCGGACGGCGCTGGATCAGTTGTATCCGGATCGTGTGACGTTGGGGGTGTTCGAGCTGGAATTCCAGTCGGTTCAGGAGTCTCTGAAGCCGAAGAAAGCTGCCCCGCCGGCGGATGAGGTTCAACCAGCGAACGATCAGGAATAGGTGACCACGAAGGACACGAAGAGACACGAAGTTTTCTTTGTGAGTGTTGTTTCAGGTTTCGGCTCTTTCCCCTCTTGGTCGCATCATGTCGAATGATATTACCATCGACTGGCATAGCAATCAGTCTGCGTTGATCGCGGATCTGCAGAAGCAGCTGGCTGAAATGAAGAAAAACATTTCAGGTCTGCAGCAGATCGGCCAGGCGGGGACTGCGGCGGGGAATGCGATTGTTGCGGGGGCAAAAGCGGGCACTGTCAGTCTGCGGGAAGTGGGGCAGATTTCTGAGGCGACTCGGAACTATCAGCGGGCTCAGATCGAGGCGGCCCGCGAACAGTACCGGCAGACCAGCCAGGCGATCAGTCAGCAGCAACAGCAGAAACTGATTACCCGCGAGCTGGCGGCTGCACAACGCCAGGCGGCCAAGGATGCTCGTGATGCCAGGCTGGCCGACATTGCCGGTCAGCGGGAAGCGGCGGCAAAGTTCGAACGACATAAGCGAGAGCAGGAGGATCTGATTCGGCAGGCGGAGCGGATCCGTCAGATGAACCGGACGCCGAAGGAAGCGGCACGGGAAAACTACGCTGCTGGTCTGGCCAAGGCTGAGGCGTTGCGTCAGGGTGGGAATCTGTCGGATGAGGATTTCCTGCGTGAGCGGTCGCGACTGATTCAGGTCTACAAACAGGAATCGGGCCTGATCGACGAACGGAACCGCAAAAAGAAGGAATCTGCCGAGATTGCGAAGCAGGCGGCCAGGGATGAGGCGGAATGGATGTCTCGGCTGGCGAAGAAGTCGCAGGATCTGTCTGCTGAGCGAGCCAAGGCGGGGGCCAGCGATCGGCATCAGCAGAAACTGGCCGAACAGGCGTCGGCGGCTGCCAGGCGGCAACAGGAAGCGGAACAGGCGGCCGCGGAGAAAGCGGCAAAAGAGTTCCTGGCATTGAAGGATAAGGCCCGACAAGAGGCTGCCAAGGCGGATCAAAAGTCTCGAGCGGATGCTGCCAAGGTTGAGGCGGAATGGATGGCTCGGCTGGCCGAGAAATCCAAACAGTTGTCCGGCGAGCGTGCCAGGGCTGGAGCGAGTGATGCAGCAGCACAGCAGGCGGCCGAACGTGCGTCCAGAAAGCGGGCTGACGCTGACAAAGAAGGTCTGGCGGTGACTCGTTCCGTGATGACGAATGAGGAGCGGCGGGCTCAGCAGATTGGCAGGTTGAATCGGCTTCTGTCGCAGGGTTCGATCAGCCAGGAAACGTACACGCGGGCCGTGCGTCTGGCCAATGCCGAAATGGTGTCTCAGTCAAGCCTTTGGCAAAAGCTCCCTTCGCAGTTGACCAGTTTTTTGACGGTTGCCGGCTTAACGTCTACGGCGATTGCCACGATCCGGGCCGAGTTCGAGAACCTGAAGCGGGTTCAGAAGGAAGCGGAATCGACAACGCTCTCGTTCGCGCAGGCTGAGGAGCAGGCTCAGCAATCTCTGGATGAAACGATGACTCCGGAGCAGCTGAACGAACGTATCAAGGATATGGCGCGAGCCAAGCAAATGAGTCCCACGGCATTGATGCGGCAGGCAAATCAGGTCCTGGGGGTCAAGGACGATAAGACGACGGCCAAGGAAGCTCTGGACGTCATGGAAGCGATGGTTGAGTTTTCCCGGCTGAATCCGGAAGACGCGGCAGCAAATGTCTCTGCCGTTCTGGGAATGCGGGCTGCGATGCCGGGGCAAACTCCGATGGAAATCCTGGGAGCGATCCAACAGGCGAAGATTTCCAGCAAGGTCGCGAAAAACTCGGAATTTGCGTCAAACATCGTTCCGGGGGCTGCGGCTGCCCGTGCCTATGGTGATACGCCGCAACAGTTTTTCGGTCTGGCATCGGCGATCGGCGGCCAGATGCAGGACATCAGCGGTCGGCGAACTGGCACAGCGATCATCGATCTGGAAAAGGATCTGGCGATTCTGTCCGCCGGTGTCGAATCGGGATCCCTGGGGGGCGAGCCTGTGAAGGGCGGGCTGGGTGCGAACACATTGGAACGCCTCCGCAACATCGCCAAGAATCCCGCGTTTGCAGGTCTGCGGGACCGTCTGTTGGGCCAGAACGAAGATCCTGAGATTGAGGAGTTGTTCAAGAAAGCGGGCCGCATGACGACGGAATCCAAGTCATTCGGTGCGATTAGGTTGCTGTATCAGAACGACGAAGCGGCTTGGAAGTCTCTGGAGTCGAAACTTCAGGAGCAGGTGACGGGCGGGGCTGCGGCGGCTGTTGTGCGTCGGCAGCTGGCGGGATTCAGCGCGACTCCTGAGCAGCAGACAGCACGGGCCCAGGATCGGGTGAAGTCTGTCGCAGAGCTGGCTCAACTGGAGAATCAGACAGGTGCGCGGGGGGCGATGTCGCGCGAGGGTCTGGAAACAATCCTGCGATCGGCGGGGATCAGCCGGACTGAGCAGTATCTGCAGGGGATTCGGTTCGAGGCGCAGAGCGATCTCGGGCGGGACGATCCGGCAACTCAATTGCAGCAGATTCTGACAGGTCGGGCTCAATCGCTGCGAGGTCCCAAGCGTGAAAGCCGGGGGGCCGGGTCTGACAAGTTCCTGGTGGCTGGTCTCGAAGCAATCGGCTTGCTGACTCCGCAAACTCGGGAAGCGACTGCGGAAGAGAAAGCGGCCGCAGACAGTTTGACGGCGGCCGCGGCGGCTTTGATGGAGCTGGTGAAACTGGAGCAGCAGCGACGGGCTCCCGTGGTGCAAGTGAACATGCCTCCGGGCCAGGGTAACGATCGTCCGGATGTGCCGCGGGCTGAAGGGCTGCAGAACCGGCAGGGGGGTAAGTTCTGATGCCAAATCCGGGATTTACATTCGGAACAATCTCAGCGACGGGCGTCTTGCAGGAAGTTTCCTGGGGTGTCTGGGGTCAGCGGATCCAGAAAGCGGGAGCGTTCGGGGTCGAAGGGGAATCGGTTCTACATGGTGGCCGGACAACTCGGGAGCTGAGTTTCAATCTGACGTTGACGGGCTACGGTTCCGCGGCGGCTCTCGAGACAGCGATTCAGAATTACGAGTCGTTTCTGGGTGCCGTGGCAACTCTGCAACTACGGGTTGGCGGCGGGACTGTGATTTCGACCGAAACGAATGTCTTGTTCAAGGGCCTGGAGCGGATGAAGTCGGGGTTTGACGCGGTTCACAGTTACTACCGGCATTGCCGATGGACGTTTGAGCAATTGAGCCCGCAATAGCGGGTTTTGTGTGGGTTAGTGTGGGTTTTGTGCGGGTTCCGTTGGGGTTTTCCTGATGAGTCACTGGTATCTGGGTGGTCACACGATTCGAAAGGCGGGCTGGGTGAATCCTGGCGCGATCTTCGTGGATTTTGTGAGCCAGTACACCAGCGGATGGGTTTGGCAGTTGTACTGCAATCGTCAGCTTTGCGGTGCGACTCGTGGACCAACTGAGCGGCGGGTGGTTGGGGAGATTGTCGCGTCTCCGCTTCCCTCGCCGCTCACGTTGATCCGCGTGGACGCCGCCCATGCGTTTGATGATTTTGGCGACGAACTGCCGGCGATTCCCTGCAATCGTTACCGGCTGGACTGGACGTCTGCCGGGGAGTCGGCGGATACGCATCATTTCGACGTCTGCCAGGGGGTCGAAGCGGGCGGTGCCTTGGATGAAACGAACATTCTGGGGCGAGTTCCCTATATCGGCGACGGGGCGTATTCGTTCGTGTTGCCTCCGTTCGTGGCTGATGGAACCTGGGCGGTCGGCGTGGTCCCTCGGGATGATGCCTATCCGTTGGGGAATGCGGGGACGGCCGTGGAATCCTCGGTTGTGGTGGCGACTCCTCCGCCGGATGTTTCGTGGAGTGGCGATCAGCGATTTGAGGCTTCGATGGCGGGCGGGGTGTTGACGGTCAGTTTCACGTTCTGAGGTTGAGTGATGTCTAATCCATTGATGGGCAAGATACTGCCGGTTGCCAGCCTGACTCGTAACGACAGCAGTGTTACGGGTACGACGGTGAAAGATGCCCTGGAAACTCTGAAAGCCGATTTCGACGGGATTGATCTGTCGGGATTCGGCAATGTTTCTGTGGATTCACCCACGACTGAGATGACAGTTCCGGCGTGGTCATCGACAAACAAGAAACTGCGGAATTCAACGGGCGTAAAGATTCACAGCGATGCGTCGGACAAGTTTGAAACGGTCGCGAGTTTTCGCGCGGTGGGGGCCGCATCGGACGGGGCGACAATCACGTTTGACCTGAACACTGCGGATTTCTGGACGGTGACACTGGGGGGCAACCGGACGCTGGCGGTCAGCCATGTCTCTGTCGGGCAGTTAATCGCGATCCGGTTAAAACAGGATGCAACTGGTGGCCGGACGGTGACATGGTGGAGCGGGATTCTCTGGAATCATTCACTCGCGCCCGTTCTGGATCCGACGGCGGGCGGGACCGATCTGATCGTGTTGCTGTGCGTCGGCCTGGACGGCTACGGGGCTCCGATCTGGGAAGAGGTCTGCCGGAAGTCGTCCGCGCCGCGTAAGGAGATTTATGCCAATACGGACGGAGCGACGATCACATTTGATCTGAGAAAGTCGCCGATGCACAAGGTAACGCTTGGTGGAAACCGGACGCTGGCTGTGGTCGAAAGTCATTCGTCTCAATTGTTCACTGTGCGCATCACGACGGCGGGCCACACGGTTATCTGGTGGAGCGGCATCACTTGGGCGGGCGGTTCAGCACCTACTCTTTCGGCCAGCGGTACCGATGTCTTCGGGTTCGTCCAGACGGCCAGCGGTGCCTATGATGGTTTCGTGATCGGACAGGGGCTGTAATGGACACCAGATATTCACTGAACGCAGGATGCGGGATCCGCTACCCAACGGCACCAGCGACTTATGGCCTGGATGACTGGGCGAATTACGCACATGCAACGGTGAAGCTGGGCCAGCAGTCTGGTGTTCAGTACACAGGGCTCGCTCTGTTCTCGTGTCCCTGCAATCGGTTTGCGACGATCAGCAGTGCGTCCTTAACGCTGGATCTGTCGGGCGGGACGCTCGGCAGTAGCTTTTTTCAGATTGCCGTTTTTGCGATTGCGGCAGACAACCAAGGATGGCCATCTGACGGGTCGCAGGTTGCCCTGGATTTCAGCCACCGCTTAACGACCGGCGCAGGCCCTGTCAGTGCCGTGTCTGGGGCGCACGCCTATGACGTGACTGCGGCGCTGCAGGAGGTTGTCGATCGCGTTGGTTACGCTCCGGGCAACTTTGTGATGTTTTATATCGGCTGGTCCGCGACTGGTGACTGGGCAAATATCGCGACCAAGGGGATTGACACTCCGAACGGTCCGCCAGTGTTGCAAGTAACCTGGTCTGGCGGCGATAGCGGTGGAAGTGGCGGCGGCGGTGGGGGCGGTGGTCAGTCTGGTGTCAATGCGTCGTTTTTGGTTGGGATGATGTCTCAGGATGAGGGTTTGCTGTGAATTTGCTTTCTACTGCTCAACCGGCGGCTGTCCGCAGTGAATTGCGATTGCAGGAACTGCGATCGAGTTTTCCGGACGATCCGCAGCCTGCTCCGGAAATCAATCTGGGCCTGATCCTGGAAGAGAGTTCTCCGATCCCGATTACGCTGGGCGAAGGGCGGGGGATTGTGATTCCGGGGGGCGGGATCTACCTGCGATCGGCCTGGGTGACGATCCGGATGATCCGGCATTTCGGCTGTGATCTGCCGATTGAGCTTTGGTTGTTACCATGGGAAACAGTCGCCGATGACGAAATGTTTCAACTCCGTCTGCTGGGCGTGAAAATCCGGACGGCGATTCCCGGTTACTGCCTCGACGAAACGATCACGGGTTACGCCGGCGTTCCGGTCTGGCTGGCAGGCTGGCAGTTGAAAGTTCAAGCGGTCTGTCAGTCGGCGTTTCAGGAAGTGATTTTCCTGGATGCAGATTGCTATCCGGTCCATGCGGACTGGATTAAGGCATTGACGAGCGGCCCGACGTTTCTCGGGGACATCATCGAATCCGATCACCTGCTGTCGGAAGCGTCCTGCCGGGCTATGTGTGTCGGTCGCCGCACTCCGGTGGATTCCGGGTGCTTTTACGTCGTCAAGGACAATGCCGCGTGGCTGCAGCTGCTGGCTGTCCTGAATGGTCCGAATCATGTTCGGGACACCTATCGGCTATTTTTCGGGGACAAGGATACCTGGTGGATCTCGCACGAATTAACCGGGTCTGCGTATCAGATTCTCGGCCGCGGCGGCGTGATCGGGAATCTGGAAGGGATCTATCACGCTGTCGGTGTCGTGCATCGGACGGGCCATAAGCTCACCAGCGGTCAGCCTCGGAACACTCCGCAGCGTTCTCAGTTCAGCGGTCCCTGTGAGGATCTTGTTCAAACCAAGCTGCGCACCTGGCCGCCTCTGCATGTCCGCGGTGAACGTGATTGGGAGATTGTCCGGAGCGTGATCGAGCTGGACGAATACCACCTGCGCGATCTGTCCGATCTGAGGACGGTGATTGATTGCGGCGGGCATGTCGGTTCGTTCTCGGTGGCCGTGCTGCGACTGTTTCCGGGGGCCAGGGTGATTGCGTTTGAACCCAGTGCTGAGAATGCGGCCGCGTTTCGCCTGAACTGTCCGCAGGCGGAATTGCATGTGACGGCACTCGGCAAAGGGACGGGCGAAGTCGAGTTGTGGGCTGTGCCTGGTGATACAGCGTTTTCGACGGATGACCGGATTCCGGGTTCGGAAGCCAACGGGGAAACGGCGGCGGTGTCCCGTCTGTCGGATTTCCTGGTCGATCTGCAGGCTGTCGATCTGCTCAAGGTCGACATTGAAGGGGACGAATACGCGGTTTTTGCGGATCTGGCCGAAACCGGGCAGATTCGCAAGGTTCAGCGGATCGTCGGTGAGTGGCATCAGTTTGATCGTGTCGGTGAGTTGCTGGCGCTGTTGCGTCCGACTCATCATGTCACGCTTTGCGTGCATCCGTGGGATCATGGCTACTTCGAAGCGGTGAGGGTCCAATGAGAGTTTCCATTGTGACGATCAACCGCCAGCCGTCGTATCTGCAGGAATTGCTGGCGTCGATCAGCGCAGCGGATTTTGATCAGCTGTCGCTGACGTTTTGCGTGGGCGACCGGGACGACTCGCACATTCCGGAGCAAGTCCCTGGCGATGTTCGCCGGGTGCGGACGCTGCCGAATGCGGTGAGGGAGAATCACGGTTCGCACATTGATTCTGTCGTGAATCATGCGGTCGCGATACTGGAATCGTCGGTGATCCTGGAAGACGACGTTGTTGTTTCGCCGCGGTTCTGTGAGCTGTTGCGGCCTGCGGTCGAGGAAGCGTATCGGCTGCGGCCGAATGGTCATTTTGTGCTGTCCCTGTCGAGCGATCAGGTCTGGCCGCGGGGTGCGGCGATCGTGCCGTATCCTCTGGATGTCTATTCGGGGACGATGGGGATGTTCGTTCCTGCGGAGCTGCAGTTTGATCTGTTCCGGTTCATGATCAGCCATCTGGAAGCAGAATTCGTGTCGCCAGACTGCACGATTGCGGAATACTGTCAGACTCGGGGGATTCCCCTGTACTGCATCACTCAATCGATCGTGAAGCATATCGGCGTCCAGTCCGCGATTTCTGACAGGGTTGTATCGGTTCAGTGTCCCACATTTGCCGGGGTTAAATAATGGCTACCAGACGAATTACGACGATCTCAACAACCGGCTGGAACGTCTACGCGATCGTGCAACGATTGTCTGACGGGAAGTGTTTCGACTGGAACGACAACACCTGGAAGACGTTGGCGGGGGCGACAACTCCTGGCGTGGCGCTGACGTCTCTGGCGAGTTACGGTGGCTCGCAATCGTTGTTCGGGGCTGATTTGAACCTGTCGACGATCAACGCGACGGCAACGCCTGTGGATGTGCAGGTCTCATTTCAAAAGAGGGCGGGGGTCAGTCCGGCTCCTGCGACGGATACGCTGTTTGCGGTGGCTGATCCGTTCTCGATCGTCAATGGGGGCCTGGTGGCGTTGGGTGGGCAGGGCTTCAAGGTCGATGTGACGGCAAATCTGACGACCACGAGCGGCGTCAATATGCACTTCACGGTAGAGCTGATCGATGCGGACGGTGCGACTGTGCCACTCCATACGATCGACTCCGGGGCAACGTGTGCGATCGAGGTGACTCAGGATGCTACCTCAACGGGTGGGGCGCGGGTGCCTCAATTCAGCCTGTCGACGACGGACTGCGGGTCTGTCAACGCCGATCATCGGTTTGAAATTCAGTATTCAAACCCGAACCTGACGGCAAACCGGGGTTTTACTGCGGCGGCGACTGTGGTCTCGGGCGGTGTCACCTATCACGGTTCCTGCAAGTTCTTTTCGTGAGTACTGAGCGATGCCGATTTTCCCGCGTGGCAGGAATCATGTGATTGTCGAGCGTCCCTATGCGGGCAGCCTGGGGGCGAAGCTGTACGTTGCGGCGGGCGAACCTACGGACATCATCTATCGGCCCAACCGGGTTTTTGATCCGCAGCATCTGAAGCTGCAGCCGGTGACGGAGCGGGATTTGTCGGTTGCGACCGTGACCGATCCGACGGAAGTCTTTCATTACACTCTGCCGGCGGCCCTGGTAGGGGTGCAGATCAGCTGCCAGGTGCGGACGTTCGCGAACGACTACGAAAACGAGACGATCTACCGGCCGCGGACGCTCCTGAGCGACGGCGGGGGCGATGAAGTGTCGGAAATCATGGGCAGCGGCCAAATCGTTTCGACGGTGAAACTAGACGGCGGCGGGCGGCGGATCCGGTTCATTTACAAGGCGTCTCTACAGGGCGTGCAGCCTGAATCGTTCTCGCTGGTGAAGACGGCGGGGCCAGGGACGATTGCGGACGTCGTTCAAGCGGCGTTTGGCAGGGCGGACGCGATCGACGTAACCGGCCTGACGGATGGGGCAGAATACACGTTCCGCCTGGAAGCCAGAGCGACGGGGGTAACGGCGCTGAACCTGGATACTGTCACCTTCACGGCGGACGGCAGCGGGCCGACGGGTACGATCACACTGACAGCGCGGGAGTCGTGATATGCCAGCGCGGACGGGATGCTGTGCCGAATGCTGCCGATGTTCCTTTCTGGATACGACGTTTTCTGATCCGAACGGCACGACGATCACGGAGCAGATCACCAGTCAAGGCAATGCGTCGTATAGTGTGACGTCTGCGGTGTTTACGGGTGACGGCAGCAACATCACCTGCTCGGGGCGTGAATCGCCTGCGGATGAAGTTCCCTGCCGAAAAGTCGCGATTGAGTACACTCAAGATCCGCATCTGGTGACGTCCAGCCGATGCGGGATCGATCTGGGGTCTGTGCTGGATCCGGCGTGGGCGATCTTCTACGGCGGGAAGACGCTGGATTTCGTCAACGGTCTGGATCAATACAACTATCATCTTCCTGGTGCGCAACTGCCGTTTTCGGCTGTGCTGACGGGCTCCGGGACCAGCCTGACGCTGACGATCACGAACACAAGTGACGGAAAGTCTGTCACATACACGGCAACGGGCGAGTGGCGGGCGGATTGGGGGATCACTTACGCCAGCGCGTCTGGGGGCCTGACGTTTACGCGGGTCGGTTCGACGTTGACGTTCGCGACTCCTGCGACTGTGGGGTGGACGCCTGGGCTGTGGGTTGGGGTTGGTCATGGGGTGATCTGGTGGCGTTTTTATTCGGCTACGGCGTGGACTCCTGACGGCACGGATCCGCGTGTCGGCTGGTGCCAGGACGATTACTGCCTGCTGCAGTCGATCGAGGGGTACGATGGCAGCGATCCTGTGATTTCTGAGTATTCGAACAATCGATTTTCACTGTGCATGAAACAGGGATCTCATCTGGCGTGGGCGGATAACGGCCCGGACTGGTACACCACAACTTTCGGCGATCGGTGGTATCAGAACGGTTTCCCGGCGCGCCGCATGTCGGAAATTGGCTGGTCTGAGCTGGGCGCGGGGTTCGCCCCGGTGTCGTTCTCGCCTGATTTGTCGGTCGGCGCGGCACCGATCACGTTCGGGATCTGTCGCGTGTCTGGTGGATCCGGCGGCGTTCAAAATGTGTCGGAAGATAACCGTTTGGACCGTTTCTGCTTTCGTCGTATGAGGTAAATCATGATTTCTTCGCCGAGTTCCAAATACGATCAGCTTTCTCAGCCGTCAACGACTGTTGTTGTCTGGCTGGGGCCTGCGGACGGCAGCGCGCCGGATTCGGACGGGGAAGTCTCCTGGTTGATCCCTGTCCGATCGTCGATTCTCGCCGGGGCGCGCCGGGATGATGTCCTGATGTTTGAGACTCGGGACATGATCCGCCTGCAGGACACAAAGCCGCCGGTCGAAGCGAAGCAACAAATCGAGATCCGCGGCCTGGATGAAGACGGGGAGCCAACAATCCTGTACGGGTGGGGTTCGGTGGCGCGAGCTCCTCAGCGGATCGATGGTCAGTCGGAGAAGTGGAGCGTGGAAGCGAGGATTGGCGATCAGCATTTCGGGCAGCGTCTGACCAAAATTCCGACGTTCAACAAAATCGACGAAGAGCGTTTGGATGTCGATTATCCCCTGATTTTCAACCCGGAAATTGACGGGATTGTCGAGGGGAATATGTCGACGGAGATTCCGGACGGTGAGGAATGGCACTATTTGATTCATCCGGACAGCTGCCGGACACTCGCAGCGCGCACTCTGCAGGGGCAAGACCGGGAATCCTGGAAGTTGTCGGATGCGGTGCTGATGGTCTGCTGGTTGCTGAATCCGGATCAGGATTTCATTCTGAATCCGACTCAGAAGGAAGTCGCCGCGGCGTTCACAGCGCGCGACTCGCTCCTGAAGAATGTCGAAATTCCGACGGGCGCGTCACTTCCGGAAGTGCTGGATATCCTGCTTGATCCGTTCGAGTATTCGTGGCATCTGTGGCACTCGCTGAATGAGGACGGGGCGCGCGAGACTCGGATTAAGTTCTTTGCTCGTGGTGAAGGCTACACGGCGTTCCCGCGTTTGCAGCGCGTGGGGGATTCTCGGGACATCAGCCAAACGAATGTCCTGGAAATGGATGCTCACTGGTCGATCGTCGATCTGGCAAACGAAATTGTCGGGCTCGGGGATTTTGTGAAAGTCGAGGATACGTTTGAGCTGTCTAAGGCGTGGTCGACGGATCACGATTCCCGCAAGCTTTCGGAATTGAAGCTCGGGGAATCGTTTGCGACGGACAATCCCAGCGTCGGCCGCAAGTGGGTCGTGAATGAGGCTGGGGATTATGTTGGCGTGCGTCCAGAAATCACGTTTGCCGACGGGGAAGGGGAACGGATCCGGTCGGATCTGTTCGAGGATGTTCAGAGCGTGCGGCGTCGGCGCTTGCTGCGGTGTCTCTCCGAGGATTCCGACGAAGACAATCAGCAAAGTCTCGGGGTCCGCGTGGAATGGTACAATTGGGGCGCGAAGGGGCGCGTGAATCCAACAGCGTCGAAAACCGATCCGGGCTGGCAGCGCGTGCAATGGCCGTTCAGCGTGCTGGAAAAGGAAATGGGGATCTATTTCGAGGGCGCGACTCCTCCTGAGCCATTGTGGCGCTATATTCAGCAAGGTCATCCAGAAAAGGCTTTGCTGCGCGTGACGGCTACGGTTGCGGCCGATCAGCGCGTGAGAAAAACAGCGGAGCGGCGCGAGACTTCGCCGAACGGGCTGCCGATGGTCCTGGTGCTTGATCTGTCGGATCGGTTCGTGAAAACATCGGTGGCTACAACGTCGGTCTTTGACGGCAAGCCGAATCACTGCCGCGATGATTCAATCGCGCTGCAGAATTACGTCGATGCGGTTCAGGAAGTCGAAGATGCCTGCCGCCTGGATATGTCCCTGCCGATCGAGGGGGTCCATCATCCTGAATTCCGGTTGTCGGATATCGTTCCGGAATTGCGGGGGCGTGGATACTCGCTCAAGCTGAATTCTTCGGGGCGTTCTCCGCAGATCATGGGGATTGTCTGGAATTTTCAGAGTCAGCAGACCGAATTGCTGCTCGAGACGTTCAAACGAGAGCGCCCCCATTTTGTAATCAATGGGGGCGCTGGTGGAAGCGGCGCCGGTTGGGTTGGCGGTATCGGCCAGGGCCAGGGGGCGTCGGGTGTCGGCGCGGAAATGCTGCGGAAGATTCAGGAAAGCGGGTCGAGTTCCGCGGCGGGGATGTGATCCCGAAAGTGCTTTCGGGATGATGCGGCCTGCAGTTTGGCGATAACGTCGACGATCCGCCGGTTTTCCATCACGTTTTCGTATCCTCTGAGCATGACGACAAAGCGCGTCAGGTCGAACATAAGTCCCTGTTTGCGGGTTCGTCCTGCCAGGCAGACTCGGGGCGCGGCGCACAATTCGCCAGCGTCGAGCAATTCGGCCGCGGCGCTGGCCAGTGCGAGCGTTTGGAATCCCTGGCCATTGGGGGCCAATATCATCCGTCCCTGCGTGTCTGTCAGGTAGTACGGCCAGAGCGCTGTCGGGTGTCCACAATGCGAGATTGTGTAGTTCCCGACGGTCCAGTGTTGCGCGCGTTTCTTTTGTCTCATCGTCGTAAACTCCTGGGGCGTTTCAGCCGTCGATCGCCAGTGTCCCCAGCGCGCAGTCTATTGCCAGGTCGAGGGCTTTGCTGCAGGCTTCGGGGCGTGCCATTGTGAGCCTCCCGGGTCTCACCGATTCCAGCTCGGCTGCCAGGATTCGATAGACTCGTTCCGCATTGCATCCGTCGCGGATCTCATCGATCCTGGCGCTGGTGATGCCTGCGATGGTGGCAAGGTCGAGAATGATCTGCCGGGGCGTCATCACTGCCTGCGGCGTGGGGGCCTGGGCTTCGTCGGGGGCGTCGGTCAATGCCTGGCTGACCAGCGTGTCGTACTGCAAGCGGGCTGCGTTTTCCAGCTTCGCCTGATTTGCGGCGTAGCGTTCGTATTTCGGGAATCCCTGCAGGACGGAAAGCGGGTCGTATGATCGCAGCGTCTGGGCTACGTCGTTCGTGACGATGGCGGTGTGATGCTCGGTGTGAATTCCTTTGTGGGTTTTGTGGTAGACGATCTGCGCAACGTGGGATCCGTCGGCCAGGTCGAAAATGGTGATAGTCCAGAAATCCTTGTTGACCATTCCGGGCTTCGTGTGCAGTTTCTCGCCGGAAACGGTCACGCGCAGCGCGCCGGCGAATTCCAGCGGGGCTTGTCCTGTGCGCTGGAGCGTGAAATTCTGCGGGGCGTCGGATGCGCGGGCGAGCTGCAGCAGTCGGATGATGCTGGAATTGCTGCAGCGGAAGTCCTGGGCAAGTTGAGCGTATGTGGCGCCGGCCCGATGTTTGGCCAGGGCCAGGGCAGCGTTCGCAGGTGTGATCAGTGCCGATCCGGACGGTCGGCCAGGGCTGCGGGGGGTGGTCGTGTCTTCGGTCATGGTTGCGGGCTTTCTGTTACTGGTTGGAGTCGTCGAGAGTCTCGGTAATTGCGAGTCGCAATTCCTGAACTTCCGGATCAAGGTGATCGATTTGAACTCTGGCGCGTGCCAGGGAATACCAATAGTTGAGGTCGGCCAGGGCGATACGGAAACAAATCATCCGTAGCGCGCGGAATTCTCCGCCGAGTCGGTCAAGGTCTCGGTCGTCAATGCGGACGGTGATCGGGTCGCCGCGCAGTAGCGCGCGGCATGTTGAGATTGCACGCATCAGCTTTGAGTGGGCTTCTGAAGCGTTTCGGATTCCTTCGACGGTCGGCCGATCGCCAGGGCGCGGGGTCGTGCGTGCGTCGACTGCGGCGTTCAAGCTCAATTCGCGCTGGTAGTCTCGTTCGCGCTGTCGGTCCATCATTGCGGAAAGTCTGCGGTTCATGGCGTGGGTTCCTATCGTGCGGGCTCGAGTTCGTTGGCTGTCATCCAAGCGCCGTCAGTGAACGGGCTGCAGGTTAAACGGCGGGGATGTTGATCCGGTCACCGAATGGATGGGGGGCGCTGCTATCGGCCGCGGCCCAAAGTACGGGGTAGGCTGGTTGGTCGTCTGGGAATGAGCTGTAAAGGTCGGTCAAACAAATCAGAACGGCGGGGGCTTCGTCGGTGTTCTGGTCGATCCATTCAAAGACCGGCCCGTGATCGGTTCCGCCTCCCCCGCAGGGTGTGAGCGTTAACGGTCCATTGCCTGGAGTCCATTCGTCAACCCGGACGATATCAGAGTCGTGATATAGAATCGTGATCTTGCTCGCTCCCTGGCGTGCGATGTCGTCGAGTTCTGAAGCGAAGCGGGTCAAGGTCGATTCGCCGATAGATCCGGAAGTGTCGACAGCGGCGATGATGTGACCGATCTCGAGCGAATTCATTGAGGGCAGGTAGAGTCCCTGGTGTACAAACCGGCGGTTTGGTCGTTTCCAGTTGTAATCGCGCTTTGCGGGTCGCGTGATGTACTCTCGTAGTTCTGCTTTCCAGTCGGCCGCGGGGGCCAGGACGGCGCCGCACAATCGCGACAATCCGGCGGATAGTTCGCCGCGTCGTTCCGCGGCCTGTTGAGCTGCGGCGACATTGGCGGACCACTCAGAATCGAGCTGTGTCTGTTCGGACGATTCCGCCGGCGTTCCGTCGTCTGCTTGGGGGTCGATCACTCCGCCACATTGGCCAGGGTCCGCGGATCCTGATTGATCTCCGGACTGATCGCCTGGCGTGCTGTCGTCTCCGTTGGGATCGGGTTGTTTCGATGCCTGCAGTTGTGCATAGTATTCCTCAGCCGATCGGCCAGGCTCGAAGTCGTGATATTGTCCTTCGCCTGGGATCAAAGCGCCGTCTGGCAGGGTAAAGCCGGATTCGGTCAGCAGCGGGTTAATTGCCAGGTCGGCCGCTATGTTCCAGTCAGAAGCGTCTCGGCCCGATCGCCGCGAAAAGTGCTTGTTGACACAATGCATTACTTCATGGGCCAGGAGTCCGACTAGCTCGGGTTCCGTCAAGGTCTGCAGGAAGTCGGGATTGTAGATTAACCTGCGGCCGTCGGTTGCGGCGGTGTCGACGTTCCAGTCTGGCGCGAATTTCAGGCGCATCACCAGCGAAGCGAAAAACACCGATTTTGCGTCTTTTGCGAGAATCAATCGGGTCTTTCCGGCGGATACGATCCGCGCTGCGGTCTCTTCTGATTTCATGCGGTGCGCGGTCTGTTCGAGTTTTTCGATAGCCTGGTTGGCGGTTAGTTCTGCGGGCATGTCTTTCGTCTTTCGGTTTGGGGATCGGGTCGCCAGTGTCAACCCGCCAGGAAGTCCGGCGGGTTGTCGGTGGGGATCCGGTCAATTCGACATTGAGAACAACAGCAAGGGGCCAGCGGATGCCGCGTCGAGTAGGTTGGCTGTAGCCTCTTGGTTGGTTGCATCGTCCAAAGCGCGTTTCAGGTCGGGCAGCGCCATTGAGAAAGCGCTTTCGTAGGCTTCAATTTTCGCGCGGAGTGACCGGGCTTTTTTCTTGGCGGTTGCAGCTGCTTTCAATCCGGTTACGGGATCGTGCAAAGTCTCGTCAATTGATCGGGCTTCCCTGGCGATTTCTGCGGACAATGCGGCCCGCAGGACGGTTGCCGAGTGTTCGTCTAAGAATGTCCGCAGGGCGAATGCCTGGTTTTTGCTTCCAGCGGATTCGACTGCGGCCGCGACGGTTTCCCAGCGTTCAAAGTTGTTATTCGGGATCCAGTAGATTCCGCCGGAAGGTCGCAACGTCGTTCCCTGCAGGTCAAATACGATGTCGACCAGACATCGCGAGACGTTGTGATATGGGACGGTGTTACGATTGATCTGGAATTGTTCCGTGATCCTGGCATCGATCGCAGTATCAAACTGATCGGTATCGATCGTCAGTGATGCTGTCGCTGATGCGGTCAGAACGTGTGAGAAGTTGTTGCGCTTGTCGAATTGATCCCGCCGGACTGAGACTACTTCGAAAGTCGTCCCAGCACCTTTGACGGGGAATATTTCGTGATCGGGGAAACAGTGTTCCAGCGCGGCCTTGAGTGCGGCGTAGTCTGTCATTCGTTCCGGAATGAATTTCCGGAATCCGCAGGCCGAAAGCGCGTTCGAGAGTGCGTTGTAGTCTGTCGATTCTCCCAGCGTCCAGAATACGGCGGATCCGGCGATGTCGTTTTGCAGTGCTGTCATGATCGATTTCCTTTGTCGGGGATATTCGCGCCCCTGGTCGCGTTTGGCGGATAGGTTGCCAGTGTCAACCCGCCAGGATTCCGGCGGGTTGTCGGTGGGAATCTATGCGCGGGAGCTAGTGAAAATCTCCTTATGTTGATTGATCCATGCGCCGGCCGCGGGGACGGTCAGAATCGACGGGGCGATTGATAGAACGTCGGTAAACAGCACAGCGCCGAATTCGACGGGCAGGCGCGTTAGATAGGTGATCAGCGCCGGGTATTTGTTGGCGGGCAGGGTTCGGGATCGGTCCGCCAGGGCAGCGCACACGGCAAAAAGCGCGGACGGTTCGCGCGGGATTGCGGTATTAACGGGATCGGCCAGGATTGCATCGGGTTGTGGAAGTTCGTTGAAAATCCGCAGGAATCCGACGAATTCCGCAGCAGCGCCGGCGCCGATCGTTCCGGTTAAAACTTCCAGCTGCGTAGCGTCGGTGAGTGTCGGCAGAAGTCGCGAAACTCGATGCCATGATCGGGGCGAACAATTGGCGCGATCAGCCTGAACGGTCTTTGCGTCAAACGAAAAAAGCAAGCCAGGCCGAAAGTCGATAAACGCGCGGACGGCGGGATTGATCCCAGCGCCGGCGGCCCAGTGTTGCCAGTCCTGCCGAGAGACTTCTACGTCGACGTGTGTAAATCGACTGAGAACATGCGTAGCCACTTGACCAGCGCCGGCGCGGTCTGTCGATCGGTTTGAGGCGGCGATAACCTGCCAGGATTCGGGCAGGTTGTCGACCAATCGCATTGCAGCGCATTGAGTAGCCTGCGGCGCCTGCGCGAATTCGTCGAGAAACAATATTCCGCGGGTTTCTGGTCGTGGCAGAAAATCTGGTGCGAGCCATTTGACGCGCTGACCGTCGTCCGCCGGCGCAGGCAGGCCGAGAAAGTCGACGGGCTCGAGCAGATTAACGCGCAGCGTCAGTAGCTCGATTCCCAACAATTCGGCCGCGGCCGAGACAATCGCCGTTTTACCGATGCCAGGGGCGCCCCAAAGGTATAGCGGGGCGCCGGCTGAATTGGCGGATTGAATGGTAGATACAACGTCGGAAAGCTTCATTTCGTCACTCCTGCAGGGAAATTCGCGCCCCGCCTCGCGCTTGGCCAAAACTGGCCAGGTTAATTGTGTGCTAGTTCCATCGTGAGCTGATAATGTCTGCGCAGGACGCGCTGACAATCCGCGCCGATCACGCATCGGCCGTCGGGAAGCGCTTTCGCCCAAAGACCGGCGCTATTCGCCTCGAATTCCGTGCAATCCCCGATGGATACGGTTTGATGGGATTGAAGTAGCCTGGCGAATACGGATTGCATGTGAACTCCTCAAAATGGGACTGTTTCTGCAGTCGATCGGGATTGAATCGCCGCAATGGCACTATCGACGATCGATTTATCGGTAATTCGTGGGCGCTTGGCAGGCCTGCGGGAAACTATTTCCCACATTGCAGCGCCGTTATCATCGTCGGGATTCCATCCCAGCTCTGGTATTTCATACGCTGCCGATTTGCAGGCATCGTCAAACCCGATCACCGTCGAATGGTCGAGATATTGATTCTCGATCTTTGAGACTCGGCGATAGTCAACGTTGGCGAGTTTGACGCATTGTTTACGGATCGTTTCGGACTGTTCCCAATTGGCCAATTCCATTGCGTGAATTGACTCAATTGCATCGGCAAGCGCTACACGATCCGCAGGGATTCCCGCAATTTTGCTTTTTGCGGTGTGTGTGATCTGGTGCGCCGTCGGGAAACTCGGCGCCGGCAGATCGGCTAATTCAACCCGGACATTCTGACCGCCAATTGACACGTTCCACGCAATGATTTTCCCGCGGGTTGTGATCGGCTGAATGTCGGTCATTGGGATTCTCCGGACTGGAATTGATCGGCCCGCAATTATTATCGGCAATCAACTCTGAGTCAACTCAGAATTATTCAAAAAAACGAAATAGGCTGAAAATCGCCGATTCTGCCGTTGGGGACAATTAGATTATCGAGAATTGCCAGGCAGGATGGTCTCACCGATCGTCTGCACAGCTTGCCAGGCAGGATGGTCTCACCGATCGTCTGCACACCTGGCCCGGCGGATGGTCTCACCGATCGTCTGCACAGCTTGCCAGGCAGGATGGTCTCACCGATCGTCTGCACAGCTTGCCAGGCAGGATGGTCTCACCGATCGTCTGCACAGCTTGCCAGGCAGGATGGTCTCACCGATCGTCTGCACACCTGGCCCGGCGGATGGTCTCACCGATCGTCTGCACGCCTGCCAGGCGGATGGTCTCACCGATCGTCTGCACAGCTTGCCAGGCAGGATGGTCTCACCGATCGTCTGCACAGCTTGCCAGGCAGGATGGTCTCACCGA